AGCCTATTGTCTTTCTTAGACAAACTCAATAACTTGTCGTAGACCATCTCTAAATCGCTTAGACGGAATCTGTCAAGTGTTTCTCTATCTACACCAGTCAATAACGAGATACTTCTTTTCTGCCGTTCTAACGTATCTATGTCAGCCTCTTGTATATCAGCCAATCCTTGCAGTTGTCCTAATGTAATCTCGCTTGTATCTGTCGGTATAATCAACTTCATATTATTAAATAGTAAAATGTGTAATATGTATAAATATTATCTAATCGAGTATCTACCTACGTTTGGTTTGCTCTTAACCATAGTAACGGCATAGCGTAAAGCATCTATTCCGTGATTGTTATTATCTATTGGCTTATTAAGTAGGTAGCCGTTCTTATCCTCTTGCCATTTGTAGCCGTTGAACTCCGATATTAGATTAGTGCTTTTTGTTGTTACGCATAGCTTAAATCGTTTGAGTAGGTCTATCCCTATGTTGATTGAATCCTTACCCTTTACGCAAGGTTTTACGTTGTACCCTAATCTATATAATTCTTCGATTGATTTAGGCTCTGAACTGTCTGCAAATACAATTCTTCGCTTATCAGACCAGAAAACATCCATTCGGTTAGCAATGTCAGAGTTAGTAAGTCCTCGTTCATATAGTAATTCGTTAAATATTAATTTGTCTTGCAATTCGTAAACCTCTACTAAAGCACTTGGATCGTTTGTATATCCAAAGTCTAAGCCAGTAGATATGAGTTTAGCTTCTTCTGGTATCTTGCTCATTATCTCAACTCTTGGAAATATGATTGACTTAGAGAATCCTCTCTCTCCTAATCCGTATATCTTCCAATAGTCCTCATCTGTATCTCGTAGTCTTTCAATCTCCTTTACCAATTCATCTGGTAGGAATGGATTATCCTTGTACGTTGATTTAATGAATGTGCAATCCTCTCTGTTTAGTATCTTATCATATAGCCAATGATGTGTTTCAGATGGGTTGTAATCTATGTATATCTTTTCTTCCGTTCTTACGAGCAGCTGGAAGAAATCTTCCCACGTTAATTCGTTTGCCTCGTTACAAAATAGATAGTGCCGTTTAGCACCTCTCTTTTTCTGTGGTTGGTCTAAAGATATAAACTTAAATGTATTGCCGTTTAGGGTGTAGGTATGGTCTGATTTATTGTGTTTTGTTTCATCGTATAAATCAAGGTTGTTAAGTATCTCGAAAAAATCTTTCATTACCGATAGCTTCAAACTTGGTAGCGACTTCCTTACGATGCTAAACCTTTTACCAGTATTCTCAAAAGCCTTTACAATAAGCAACTGACAAAGTGAGTAAGTTTTCCCACTTCGCGTACCCCCTTGATTAACTACCAGCTTTGTAGGTGCATTGTAGTTTCTCTCGAATACATTACTCGTCTGTATCTTTAGGCTTGACAATCTCTATCTCTATTTTGTTAATCTTTTCTCCTTGCGTTGTTACATCTATCTGTTGGCGTTCACTTAATCCAAGTTGTGTTTTGGCTGCGTGAATTACAACGCTTGGCACTTTGTCTTTTATACATTCGTAATACTTAGACCGAATAAAATCGTGTTCTATTTGTTCTATCTCTTTGACCTTATCAGCAAACTCCTGGTCCTCTTTGAGCCACCTGTAATAGTTTGTTCTTGATAGATCTGTCATCTTTAGAGCCGTTGAAACAATACCAAGCGATTTTTCTAAGGCTTTGAGCATTCTCTCTTTAGCTACCTTTGTTCTATTTTGTTCCATATATCTGCATATATTTTAGGTGTATCTTCTTTAGCATATCCTTACAATACGTTATATCTCCGTACTCAATATGGCAAGTTCTACACAATGCTTGTAAGTTTTCTATGTTGTCTTTTGTTTTACTTCCACCCATACCTCTGGCTTCTATGTGGTGTATATCTGTAGCTTTTGCCTCGCATACTTCACAAGGTATAAAATCGGTATCATTGAATCCGAAATAATCAAGATATATTTTAGTATGCTTTTTCATATCGGAGAGCCACAACACTCGCAAACGTCTTTTGTAACATCTTCCAGGGTGTTATCTTCGTACTTGTCTATATTGATGTTCAAATCGTTTACAGTAAACCCTACCTCAAACAATACTTCCTCATCAAAATAATTCAGCAGTAGGTCATCGTCAAATTTACCACCGTTCTTGTTAAGCCTAAGATTGAGTTTCATTTCTTTTTCGATAGGCAAATCAACTGCATAAGTTAGTATGTGGTCGTTACCTAAATCTTCCCATGCTCTTGCTCTTTGATGCCCACCTATAATTACGTTCTTTCTATCCTCGCTTGAATTAATAACAATAGGCTTTACTAAACCAAATTCTTCAAGGCTTTTTTTTAGGTCTTTAAATTGCTTCTTAGATATTTTGCGAGGGTTATATTCAGCAAATCTTAAGTCCGATATTTTAACGCTTTCAATCTTCATAGCTTTTTAATAATTCAGTTAAATCCTTTACCATATCTCTAACGCATCCACCACAAGAAGATACGTTTTTACGCATTCCAAAAATCTCATTATACAAGTTAGTCAATCCTACGTTCTGTTCGTGTGTTACCTTACTCCCCTCAATGCTATTTACAAGCCGTTTAAGGATAGATAATTGGTCTGGGGTAATATCCTTTTCTCTTTCCCATTTTCCGATAGGACATCGAGTAAAAGCAATCGCACCTTTTATCTTCATAAAGCATCCACATTTTTTGCATTGTGCAACCGACTTTCTAAAGTGTTCGCATTTGCGACATATCTCCATACGTTCATTGTACGTCTTATTGCTTGTCTTTAATTTCATCCTTTATATAGTTTCTTACGTTTTTTATTGTATTGAATATTGATGTGGTGCTTATGTTGGTTGATTCCGATAGGCTTCTGATTGAGTGGTCGGATTCGTAGTAAATCTTAAACAAGGTCTTATCGTAGAAATGCAAGTCTTTCATTACTTCCTCTATCTGTTGTAGCCGTTGCTCAAAAAGTATTTTGTCTTGTATTGTTTCTTCGCTATCATCGTGGGCAAGGTTGCTCACTACTGCGTTTGCATCTTTAAGGTAGGAATGATGCTTTTTCTTGAATGGGGATGTGCTTCTGATATACTGGTTGAGCATCACTCTTGCTACCCAGTATTTAATATGTCCGTTGTCGTATATCTGCTGGAGTTTTTCTTGATCGTACTCCAAAATAATAACATAGATTTCTTGCGTTAAATCTTGTGCATCTATATCGTTGCCCTTTGTTATCTTTAGGGCTATCTCGTATATGTTATTGTACTCCTTGCCGAGCAAATGCTTTAATTCGTTCATATCTATTCTTTAGAGCCTTGTCGCCTATGTTAATCCCATGACACATATATAAATAGCGTTTTATGACATTTATTTTTTTGCCTCGTCTTACTGCTTTCAAAATTAATCTGTTTACTAATCCTCTTCCTAACATAATTATAAATTTAAAAAAAAAGTGGAGTAAAGATTTTACTCTCTACCCCACCCAAAACTAACTAATGAGAAAACCTATGCACTAATATAGGTTAAATTTTATTTTTTTGCTCTTGTGTTAATAACTCCAGAATCTTCTCTAAATATACGGCTAAATCCATAGCCTCTTCTTGTGCGTGTTTTATCCAGTCTATTGTAGAAAGGTCTGTACGTTCCATAGTCTTGCCGTACTTGTTCTCTCCGACCTCTGCTCTGTCAAGTATCTTTATACATACTTTGTTCTCTACGCTACTCATGAGCCACAATTCTCGCAATCTGGGTTATCAATACTACACGCTTCTGGTTGTTCTCTGTCTGACATATCTTCGAGCCAAGCATCCCAAGTTGTGTCTACGTCTTTTTCTTTCTCGTCTTTCATTTTATTTAGATTTAAAGGTTTAGCAGTAGGGGTACGATTCGAACGTACAAGAGGGTATTTCTACAATCCTCGCCCACCAGACAAGTGGGTGTGTCTGCCAGTTCCACCACCCTACTTGGTATTATAATACATTCCCAATATATATACTATCGGGAGTAGTATTGCGACTGCATAAATGTAAGTTTCTGCCATAGGTATAAATAGGTTTTAGTTTGTTTTGTTTGAGTTAGGGGAGTTCCCACACTCCCCCTCTCAACGCTGATTTCCAATCTAAATAATTGAAAATAAATTGTAGCACTCTCGTAGCTTACTCACGTTATCCAAGTCTTTCGTCTGGGTAGTGTCTTAGTTGCATATCGCACCTATCATCCATAGGTCTATCCCATATACCTTCTTCCGGCTCCCAGTCGCATCGCCCAGCTATAAACACATTCTTTAGTTCTCTAATAAGAATGCTCTTATGTGGGTTATCTGATGCCTCTAATTCTTTTATCCTATTTTGATATACTTTTAAAAGATGATCAAGGTTTTCTGCTCTGTCTATGTAGTGATTCATTAAACCTCTAATATGACCTACTGGAAATTTACCAGTCATATCTATAAAGTCCTCGCAGTTTGTGTCAATAGTTACTTTCATAGTTTGTTAGTTTTAGTTTCGTCAAATATAAAAAATTATTGTAAATTATAATAATCATCTATAAACTTTTTAGCATCATCAAACCCAGTACATACCTTTGCTAAGTAACCTCTCTCGTTTAATCTCTTGATCCAGTTCTTTTGCTTCTGACTTGCGTAGTTGCCTTTGACCTTTAACTCTAATGCAAGACCGTGGTAGCCACCTCTTGCATCGTAACAAAACACATCGGGGAATCCAGCTACATAGCCGTTACGCTTGGCTTTCATTCTTTGCGAGTGATAGCGTTGATACTGCCCACCTAAAGAAGCACAATACAATGCTTTCTTTTCAAGCCGTAAGTATGTTATTACTGCCGTTTGTAGCTTGTCCTCTAATGCCTTCAATTCTGTGCCTTTATTACTTTGTAAAAATCTGCATCCAGTTCTCGTATTTCTTTTTGTATATCTATCCAAGCCTTTCTAAACTCTCCTTTTGTTTTTAAATCATACTTGCTACCAGTTTCAAAATTGGCTACGTTTCTTGCGTTTTGTTCAAGTAGCTTGTCGATTTTTTTGCGTGTGCGTTTGTCTGTGTTGTACTTCATAATAGTTTATTTACTTCCGTTCTTAAATCAAAATTATCTGCTCTCCATTTGCTAAAATATGTCATCAATGTTTTTTCTCTACACATTACTACTGGATGAAACTGTTTGCGTTCATTGTGTACAAACTTTTTCTTTTGTTCTATCTCCTCTTGTACCTCATCCCACAATTTCTGTTTTTCTTTTAAAGTTAAAGAAATTAATCCAACGCTTTCGCACCAGTTAAAAACTTGGCTCACTCCTTGAAACTTAAACTTCTCTCCAGCTACATACTGCTCATATACTTCTACCAAGCATAACTCTATAAACTCTTTTAGTATCTCTTTCTTATCTACCTCTTTGCACCTTTGCTCAATTTGTAGCCTTTCGTTCTCTTGGCTTTTCTCTATCCGTTTAGCGTTTACTTTTAGCTTCTGTTTGTTTAACCAGTTGTACCACGTTCTTGGATTTATAGCCATTTGATCAAACTCCCTTACTCCGTTATGAAATGCCTTTGATACATCTTCCATAGTAAGACGATAGAATTTATCGTTTAGGTCGTTCATTAAAATATTAGCTAATATCTTTCTATCTTCTTCGGCTTTCTTTTGGCTCATCTCAAATAAAGCCTTGTTGATTGTAACGTAGCAGAAACTTAATAGTTCTTCGCTTGGCTCTTTCCCTATCATAATATCCTTAGTTGTGCTTTATGCTGGTTAATACGTTTCATTGCAGAAAGATAATAATCTTTATCCAATTCACAAGCAGTCAGATCATAACCCAAATTATGACAAGCTATTGCTATTGAGCCACTACCTAAATGAGTATCAAGTATTTTATCGCCCTCTTTAGCGTAGTTCATTAAAAGCCACTCGTATAATTTTACTGGCTTTTGAGTTGGATGTATTCTGTCTTTTCCTCCTCTTGTATTATGAAAAGCACTTACTGAAAACATTTTTAAAGACTTTGTAAAAGTTGTGTAGGCTAACTCTCCATCTGCAAAATGAGAACCTTCTCCGTTCATTTTATTCCAAAAAATCCAACTACCACTAATTGACAATAAATCACAAAAATATTGTCCTCCCCAAATAATTTGATTTTTAGAAACTCTTTTTAATTCTTTAAAATATTCTCTGTTTGGTCTATTATTATCATTAAACCCTTTGTGTTTAGGTTTTGTTTTGTAAGAGTTAGGTCTGCTTGGTTTTGTAAATTTTTGCATTTTAATTCCAATACCATAAGGTGGGTCTACAATAGCAAGGTCAAAGTAGTTATCTTCATACCTTGACATTAATTCCATGTTACACTCGTTTGTAATTTTCATGTTAGTTGGTTTTGATTGTTAATACTAAATCCATATTGAGAAGCTAAACCTTTATTTTCTTTTGGCTTGTAATTTCGCATCCAACGATTAGCAGCGAGTTTCCATTTCTTCATTTTGTTCTTGCCTTGCTTCCAGCCGTTGTTCTCATAATACTCAAAGAAATTAATTGCTTCTGACAAATCAAAATTTTTCTCTATAAAATAATTATTGACCTCATTGAGAGAGGAGGGTTTACCCTCTATATTATTATTACTTGTAGTATTAATACTTGTAATATTATCCTTAACATTTTTGTTAATAGGGTGTTTAATTTTTTTGTTAAGACCCCCCAAATCATTTTCATTTACCCTATTAACATTTTTGTTAATGGTTATAATTCGCTTTTCAATCTGCTTAGTATTAGCTACATATTTCATAGTAATAGATATGTAACCCTTTTTTGCTAATTGATTTATAAGCCTTGAAATAGTTATAGGACTTACATTATAAAGTTCAGCAAAGTAGCTGTTTGATGCCCAGCATTTTCCGTTCTTGTTTGTTAGGCAAGTTATCTCTGAATAGAGTAATTTAGCATTCGGAGTAAGGTCTTTATCATATCTGACCTCTGCCGTTAAGATTGAGTAGTAGTTAGGTTGTTCCATAGTTTTTTATTTCAAATATAAAAAAAGGATTGGGAGTTACAAAACCCCCAAATCCAATTTATCAATTAGAATGGCAAGTCGCCGTTTTGCTCTTGCTCGTTTCCCTCTGCAAGTGCTTTCTCCATTTGTACACTATGTACTCCGTAGCATCTTAACGAAACAAAGTATTTGCCTTTCCATTCTCTACCTTGAATATTAATAAGAAAGGTTTTGTTCTGCCCTACTTCTAATTCTGGTACTACGTTGTCTATTTTCTGATTTACAAATTCAATCGGTACAACGGCATCAAACTTAGTTTCTTGCTCAACAAGTACAACTTGCTTTCTGAATTTTTCGCTGATAATTTCAACGTCTCTGATTTCCTTGATCTGACCTTTTAACTGCATAATGATTTTAGGTTTTGGGTTAAAAATTTACTTGTTTTCTTAATCGTTTCTAACTGCCTTTTCAAGGTTATATTTTCTCCTTTTAAGTTAGCAATTTTTTCGTGTAAGGTATTTACTTTTTCTCTGTACTGGTTAAGTATAAAAGAATCCGTATTGCTATCGCTATCGTTAAGACCTAATATGTACATTATAGAATCGTAAGTTTCTTGATAGTAGTTAAATGTAAGGTAATTCCTTTCGTGTAGTTTAAGGCTATGCAAAACGGCTGCGTGATGCTTATTAAATATCTTGCCTATCTCTGCAAGTTTATAGCCGTTATCTCGTAGTATCTTATAGCACATAATACGAGCCTCTAATACAAATCTTGTACGGTCTTTAGATTTCATTCTACCGACTGATGTTCTGTTTTCTCTTGCGACCAGTTCCAGGAGTTCTGGAATTTTATCTTCTGTTATTCTCATAGTAATGATATTAGTTTGATTATACTTGTGTTGCTATCTTTCGCTATCGTTTTCAGTTGCTTGTAGGTTATATGTTGCTCATCCCTTAGTAACTTCATTAAGGTAGGTTGAGATATTTCTAACTTGCTACTGATTAACGCTTTTGTTTCATAGGTATCTAATAAAACACCTTGCAATTTTGTTCGGGGTTGCCACCCTCTTCCAGTTTTATTCATCGTTTTCATCGTTTAAGTATACTACTTCGCAATGCTCCCCACAAGCAGAGCATATTTTAGTTTCGCCCAACACAATAGCTTCGCAGCAATGACTTGCTTCTATGTTCATTATTTTGTGCAGCATATTACTTTCTGTTAAATTCATCTGCTTCATCTTCTCCATAGTGTCCTAACTCATAAAAGCCAGTTAGTTTTAATACGGCTCTACTCATTGCTCTCTTTTCTGCAATTGCAACTGGATAAGAGGCAGTAGTGTTTTGTGGGTTTGCTTCTCCGTAGGTCTGTATTACCTTGTCGCCATATTGAGCCGTAGCTTTTATGATAACGCTTTTGTGATCTTCTGACACCCTTTCTAAGTTGTAGTCGATTACGATATTGTTCTTGGCTTGTATTTTGTCAATACCATTTCTTTTTATGATAGTGAAAAATTTGTGCTTAAATACATCGTCTTTAGTTAAGCCGTTCTTTATATACAACTCGTTTAGTTTACTTGCATCCATAGTTTAGTTTTTTAACGTATTCAAATTCTTGTGTCGTACTATTCAAGGGTGTACGTTTACCCTCTTTCCATTCTTGTAGGTAACTTGTTTGCTCATTGTAGTGAGCATTAAGTTGCGTCTCTAACATACGTTCCCTATCTATCTGTTGATCTCTACGACCTAATAAAAGTTCTTTTAGTTTTCCCATTTTATGCGTTTTTTAATACTATGTTATTTTGCTCTAAAGTAATTATAATCTCTGTTAATAACAAACATTTTTCATGTTTATATTTATCAATAGCCTTGCTACGTTCTTCTCTTAGCTTGTCAATTAGCTTTTGATTTTCTTGTACTTGTTCTTTTGTTACTTCTTTCATTGTTTAGTTATTTTGTTTGATACAAATATAAAAAAGTTTTTTAGAATAATAACAACAAAAACAAAAAAATAATCAAAAAAAAAGCACCTAATTAACTTAGATGCTTAATTTTCAATGAGTTAAATATTAAAAAAAGTGTGTTAATCGAGCAACTTGTCCGTTGTCGTAGTCGTGAATAAAGCCCTCTACGGCTTTTGGAGAGCCAGTAAAACCCTTTCGGTTGTGCCAAGAATCGGCTGCACTTGGACTGCGTAGGTATTCAACTGTAACACCTATAAAATCCTTTGCATCTCTCCACTTGTGTTTTACTTTGTGGTGTAAATGATGTAGATACCAATATCTATATTTAGTATCTGCCCAGTCTTGTGGTCTTTCTTGTGCCATTAGTAAAGGTAGGTTATCCATTTTAGCACCATCTCCATGCTCAAGACCGATCAAGTTCTTTCCAAACTTATAATACTTACGATGATTTACAGAGGCATCTACATAAACATCTTCTGCCTTTCTAAACCAACTCTTTAAAGCGTGTGCTAAATGGAATCCACTTTGATAGTCGTGATTACTCATGGAATGCACACAATCTACTGGAGCAATCTGCCTAAGCATCTCTACGCATTTGACATATAATTGTAAAGCTACCTCGTAATGCTCCCACCATTTGCCGTCGCAATCTTGTGGTGTTCCTTTTGTTGTAGTATTATAAACATTGTCAATATGCAAAACATCGTTTCCTATGCAGAATAAAACCTTATCAATAGAAAACCCTTTGGCTTTTGAGATAACGCCCTCTATACCCTCCAAAACGCGTGAAACTGCTAAAGAGATATTATATTCCTCTCCAGTTTCTTTTTCGTTAGCGTATTTACCAATATGTATGTCTGCTGGATTGATAACAAGTAGGTGTTTACCACCCTTGCGCTCTATCTTTGGGTAGGTAGGTGCGTGTTCGGATATAAACTTACTTACCTTTTTAAGTAGATCGTTATCACTAAACCCTTGCCCCTCTTTTGTTACTACCGAAAAGCGTAGTTCTCCGTTCATATTCTGCCAATGTTTGACAGAAACAACGTCTTTCTTTTTAATACCTCTTTCCTTTAGATGTAAATCTAAGGCAGTATTATCGTTTAAGTTGTCAAGTGATTGCGCCCGATGACGTTTAATAAGTTCTAACTCTTCGGGATTCAGTCTGATTCGATGATTAGGCATACTTATTTGTTTTGGTTATGCCCTCTAATATATAAATTATTTTTCAAAAACAGAGAAGCATAAAGGCAATACAGAAATAAATGCTAACAATAAAGTGTTAATATCTAACCCATTAGCCTCTATCTGTACTACACAAGCCGTAGCAAGTAAACCCGATACCGTTCTTTTACTGCTCCATTTCCCTTTGGAATCTTTAAACATTTCGGGTATAATTGCCAAAACACCCTTTGCTATTGTCGGAGATATTGGCATTAGTTTGTCTTTTTGTCTTTGATAAAGTAGTTTACTAAGTCATCTAAGTAGCCAAACATTTTATTGTCTTTCTCTGTTGGCGTTACGTTAGCGATAACCTTAAAGAATGCCATTGCTCCGATCAGCAACTCTGCCCAGTTTGATTTTAAAATCTCAATCATAATAAGTATTTAATTCGATGAATACAAAAGGTAAATATAAACAATGCTGGTAGCCGTTCTCAAACTTTGATGTCCAGATACCAACTAAAATACCGGTATAAGTACCTAAACTTAACTCCCAACCAGTCATATTAATAAGTCCAAATTACACAATCAGTAAGTTCCTCATCTACGTCAGCGTGTACAAAATTAGATGCTATTCCTATCCTTGTAAATCCAGCATCCATTAACCCTTGTACGATCTTAAATCTATGGTAACTATTCTCGCAATGTATATCTACTGCGTTACCTCGTAGATGAGAGGAGTTTTTACTACCCCCTACTTTCTCGTTTGTCAACTTATCTCTGTATGATGATGTTATAAAAAATGGTACATCTGCAATACCTCTCGCTAAATCCAAACGCTTTAAAAGTTCTGGATTCATCAAGTCAATGCAGACCTCTCCGTTACATTTAAACTCGTAAGGCTGAAAGTATTTCATTTTACCAATCTTCTTATGTTATAAATCAATGCAGTTACTAATACTAAGGTAGTCAATACTGCATCTATATCTGCAAAGGTAACACCCAACGCAGCTACATTGATACTATTTAGTTCTATCAAGTCGCTTTTCATCTTTCAATTTCTTTAAATATACCTTTAGCTTTTTTATATTATTTTGCTTTGGCTTATATCTCATAGTTTTATACCAGTATAATATGCGTTTGGTATTGGATTCATGTCAGCACCAGTATTGTTAGAATACTCTGGAAATAAGCTACTATTATGACAAAGGTATTCTACTATTCTTTGTCCGTAGAACTCTGCTGAATCTCTTTCTTTTTGTACTAAGTAATCCACATCTTGACGAGTAGCTGCCGTTCCGTTCTCGCTATTCTTTTGTGTGATGCTTCCGTTCTTTATTTGGAATGATATAAAAGGCAAAGCCTCTACAAGTGCGTAGTGAATTATAGCGTCTTGTATATAGTCATCAACTAATATCTTATAATTTCCAGTTAAACTCGCACCCTCTACTCCAGCAATATCGTCTTGTAATTTATCGTATAGCTTAGTACCTAAAATTATTTGTAGGTGCTTGTCTTGTGCTATCTTTAAAAAAGGTAACAAGAAAGCCGTATCAACATTGTAGTTGATTGCCGTTGAACTCTTTAATTTATCTTCGTTTACAAATAATACTGCCATTTTATTTCTTATTTACAAATCCTTTATTCGGCATGTCCTTTGGCTTAATAGCTACGTTTCTTGGATTACGAACTCTATAACCTTGTCGGTCTGCCTCATTTGTTGAAACGGTTGGTGCTAAAGGACTTTTGGTGTCAATCTTAGTTAACGATCTAAACGTCTTTCTTCGCCATTTGTGATGACAACCCCCACCACCTTTGAACTCCCAAATAGAGTAAGTGTCTGCACCATTTAAACCCCAACCAGCATTTACGGATTTATCTCCCATAGCTATGATGTCCTCTTTACGGTATAGCTTATCAGCTGCTACCATTTTACGACAGAACTCTCTGGAGTTCTTGCTTACTTTCTTAGGGTAGTATTCGTACCTTACTTTGTACATATAACCACCAATAGTGGCATCTTGCTCACTCTTAGAGTTAGGTCTTGCTACTCCAGTAGATGCGAATTTATACGCCTCTAATTCTTCATGTGTTTCAGCATCTACATCTTCGATAACTTCCCACTCGTCAAGATTTAATTCTTCGCCTAAATCAATCAGAGCATTTGCGACTATGATGTCGTTCTTCTCATCCTCTTTAGAGTAGTTTTGACAAGAGCATTTTCCACCACTACATTTCTTCTTTTTGCACTTCTTAAAATCTTCCTCTACTGCTTCTATTTCTTTAACCTTGCGTGATGCCCAGCTAAATCCAGCATCGCCACCCCAAAGTAGCCAAGCTATCTTTCCAGCACTTGGATAACCCTCATCGCCTCTATTGTAGCCTTGCCCACCTTTGGTAGCCTTTTCGTGTCGGCTAAAGAATGAGTACATTCTCTTGATAGTTTCAATGCTTAGATTCTTGCCGTTAGATATATCTCTTGCTCTTGCAACTCCGACTTCTGTACCACCTCTGCCGTATTCCTTACGCAGTTTAAGACCAAGTTCTGCCTCTTGCATCATTTCATTAGTAGGAGTAGTATCTATGTCGTCAAGAGTTTTAAATGTATTTGACTTTTTCTTTTTAGCATTCTCCTTAGACAAAGCAATCTTAGAAAGCAACTGCTCTGTACCACCACTAAAGAAACCTCTCGCTACTTCTTCTGGTAATTGTAAGAACTGTACAAGGAATACAATAGCTTGTGCCTCGTTAAGAATACCCTCTTTTACTTTAGCCACAATATCAATCGCAGAACTAATCTGTGCACCGTTATATGATGCATCTACTTTTTCTATATCTTCTTCTACAACTTCTGTATCTGGCTCAATACCTACTACATCTTCTTGATCTACTCCAGTTTCTTTTTCAATCTCGTCTGCATCTAATCCGTCTGTATCTACAAACTCAATCGGTTGTAGCGTCTTAAAGTATGTATCTAATACAATACCATTAACTGCCAACACCTCATTGATAGCATCCAATATCATATTTTGATATGGTCGTATAACTGTGTTATCCCATAGTTGAGATGCAGTCTTTATCTCTTCGGCATTGTTACCTAAGCCAGTATTATCTTTAATACCGAATAATATAGGACTTGTAACTTTATGACCGATGAGTATCTTACGAGTAGCTTCCTCGCTTAAAAACTTATATTGTTCACTTGCTTCTGATATTGGTAGGCTCTCAATAGTTGTAGCGTTAGTAGTATCATCGTTAAATGATATGAGCCACTTCTTACCTTTTGCACCCTCTAACTTTTGCGTTACCTTTCTCTCGATATGATTCTGCTCATCTTCGGTAGGTTGCCCATTGTTAAAGTTAATCATCATCGTAGGTGCAAAACCATTCTGTATATTAGTCAAGTGATACGTTCCGATTTCCTCGTCTATCTCTGCCCATTGTAAAGCACCAGCGTAATCTACTGGACTAAAGTAAAAGTAGCCAGAAGCATAAGGTTTGATAACCATTATTTGAGTTTCCTCTCCCTTTGCACCAGTAAAAGCCTCTATTCTTCTTGGTGCATATCTTTCTTTTCGATATTGCGACCAGTCATCAGAGTAGTAATAAGCCTTAATTTCGCCCTCTATCGCTTTCTCTGGTCTAAGGTTTTGCATTGGTATATGCTTTGCCTTTAAAATCTGCGTTCTACCCTTGTTCCAAACTATGTTAAAAGCACCTTGACCTAACAACTTCAAATCATGTGCTACTTTTTTAAGGTCATCTGCCCTAAAAATAGTCATCATTTTAGCGTGGTCTAACGGCTTTTTATTGCTATCTGTACAAGATAATCCCTCTCCGTAGATTTGGTCGCTTACAGATGAGATAATTGCGTTATTTACGGCACTACCGTTATACCTATCAATAAGGTACTCAAAGTAATTGTCGTCATCTCCATAAGAAACCCAATCTCTTGTGTTAGATTCCTTTGCTTTTGGAGATTTCTCTGCTGCTAAATTTACTATTCTTAAACTCATATTTTCAGATATACGGAATTAGTCGGGTTTGCCTCTGCTTGTTTAACGTAAGTAACTTGGCTCTCGCCACCAACCCAAAACTTTCCAGTTTCTCT